GCATAATTATCTCCCTTAGTTAAACTTACTTAAAATGTCATTCACTTCTTCTTGCACCTCGGCTCTCTCTATCTCACTCTCTTTGAGATTCTCAATGCTTATACCGCTTAATACATTCTCTAATGACACAACTGCACTTACTAACTTCTTGCTTTCAGTCGTCTCGCTTGGTTGGAATTTCTTGAAAGACTTGCACATCTCTTGTGCTTTTGTGATTGTCTTATCATAGATTTTCCGTTTCTTAATAACAATCTCACCTTTGGAATTCTTATGTTCTGAGAACCCACAACAATGTGAGATTGATTCCATAACTTCTGTGATACTTTCGGTCTGTTGTTTAATGACATTTTGTAATATAACCTCCGTTTGTTGTTGATATTGTTGTTTCAAATCATCTGCTGTATCTTGAGCAACTGAACATCTAAAATCTTGTTCAGGTACTTCTGCCACATATAATCTACAACTGAATTTGTTCTTCACTTCTTCAGCAGAGGGATAGTCGTCAATATCAAACAAATCTCCCTGAGTAAATGCCATGTTACTTCTGATAGATTCATACTGATTAGCGAATGTATCTAGTAACTCTCTAAATTTATCTTCATGCTCTTGGTACTCTTGCTTAAACTTTTCTAGTTCTACAACAGGTAGTAAGTCTTGCCCCTGATTCCATCTGTACGTGCTACGCTTTAACCATGTATATATAGTTTGGCGATAGTTCATTAAGTCTTTGTGAAATGGGTTGTTAGCCAAAAGATTCTTGGTAAACTTACCACTATCAGCAGATGCTTTCTTTGCTGTCGTAACTTCGTTACTCACAACTCGGTCTTGCTTTGTTGCAGACCACACACTCACATCAACTGATACTAAAACTGATGAGGTTGCAAGGCTTACAATATTTTCTGATTCTTTAAGTTCAAAATGCATAATGTTCTCCATTAAGTTTAGTAGTGAATACCTGACAGTCTGTCAGGTATTCGTTTGGTTTATTCCTCAGGATATCCTCCATTATCCTGTGCTTGTTGGTCTCGATAGTCATGCAAGTCATCTTCATCTTGCAGACTATCTTCCTCAGTGCTACTCAACGCACTATCCTTTGGTTTGTTGTCCTCTACATATTTCTTGAATCTTCTTTTCCAATCTTCTGCCATTTCATTCTCCTATCAATATCTGACAGACTGTCAGGTATGCGAACGACAACAATTAGCTAGAAATTAGGTTAATCTGTCATTCTTTTATAAGTATAGCAGAGATATCATCTTATGTCAAGTAGTAATATACTAATGAGTCCATGTGAGTGTCTCTCCATCAACAGTTCAGCCATGTGTTTATGTGTTCCCCCGCATGTCATTAAACTATCGCCAAATTATACATTTGGTATACCCTATCTAGTCTGCGTCGGTTCAACGCTATGATAGACAGTTTTGCGAGAGGAATAATAGGGGTTGTAACTTGGTTATGTGTGTTCTGTGTTCTACTAGGGGTAGACTATACTTATTCTACAGAACACAAAAGAAATCAAAGGCTAACTTACTGTTCTATATATATAATATATTTTATAGTTTTACTATAAGGTCGTAATGTTCCAATGTTCCAGTAGTTTTTAAGGGCAAAGGTCTGAGAGTTATTTAGGTTACAACGCACTAGAGGGACTCTTGAATATCTAAAATCTCAAACCTCTAGTACCCTCATGAAAAACTTTGGAACATTGGAACATTCTTCGGTATCGCCCATGAACACTACGAATTCGTGTTCCAAACCAAAGGCTTTCATTTGGAACAACGGGACTACGCAGTAGAACACAGCTATCGCCAAATGATATCTTTGGTGACACCTGACAGACTGTCAGGTATTCGGGCGAACCGAAGTTGCCGTTCGGGGGAGAAACTGGTCTCGTACGAGCGGAGACTATGACAGCTATCATCGGAGACATCATCAGGCGAAAGAACACACGCTTGAGCCCTGACGGATTGTCATAGTCTCCGCTCGGCTGTCGCTTGTCGTCAGAGAACTGGTATCGTACGGGACGATACAAAAAAAAGACCAAAAAAAAGAGCGACTCTTTCGAGCCACTCTAATTTTTCCCTTAGTAATTTATAATATTTTCTCAGCTTTTAATATTTCTTTTAGCCTATAAAATAATCTCATATCTTGCTTAGAGCAAAATTTAGGATTTATTTTATGAGGTCGACCACTGGCTAATATCATTTCATCTGCAGTTAATTCAGTTACATGATATGTAATTCTATGCATTTTTAACCTCCCATAAATTTTTTGTTTTTTCATATCCATGATACATACCATTGTCTAACCTTTTAAATTCTGTAAAAGTTAATTGGTTAGTTTTTAAATTTTTTAGTTCAAAAGTAAAATAACAATAATCGGTTTCAGTAAAAGCCCCGATTTTTTTCAATCGACTTTTTAAACTAGAAATATATTTTGATAGCGTCCGCCATCTGATATTTTTATCAGTACCTTTAAATCTAAAATTCACTACAGCATATTGATTTATTAAATTGTTATCATTCATTTTAAATCCTCTCTTAAAAAAAATGAAAGGGTTCTCATAAAACCCTTTGCATTGAGTAGCATTAATAAAAATTACTTAGTAGCTTTAATCCATGAAGGCATTGAAGCAATCCATATTTTCCACTCTTTATTATTCGCATCAGTAAGAGTTTCGTTATTATTAAAGTAATAGTCATTTACTTTATCAAGCTTTCCATTAAGTGCTAATTTAATGGGTAGCTGAGTACCTGTAACAGTATTGATGCCTAGCAATTTTTCAACTGCTACTGTTACCTTTCCAATATATCTACTAACCAGTTGGTCGCAATTAGTAGCTATCCTTTCACGTTCGATTTTTACAACTGCTTGTATATCTTTGCCGTCACTTAGATAAACTCCAGTTTTATTTTTCATGCTCTTAAATGCTTTATCAGATAAGTTATAAGCAAATTTAGAATCGATAGTGACTTTATCTTTTCTAAAATCTACTCCACTATCTTTATCAAAATGTTCCCGAATGAATACTTTAGTTTTAGCATCATCGTAATATTTAGAAGCAAGACTTCTTTTATAACTTGATAAAGTGTTTTTATTATTAAACCCTGTAACGCTTTTTACACCAGCTTTAATAAGAGTCTTTGCCTTAGTAACATCTGCTAAAACTTCATCAGTACCATCAGATATAACTTTAATGTCTGATACCTCTGCTTTGCTAAAGTTACTAAATACACTTGAAGCCATAGCGTTTATAATAGCTTCACCAGATTTATCTGCATCTGCAAAATTACCAATACTAAGTTCAACTTCTTTATTTATAATAGATTTCATTATAGATTCCTTTTAAATACACTAATGAAATAATCAGATATAGACTATTAATCATTAGTGCATGGCTGGATTATATATCTAATGACAACTATATGTACACTATAGGCTTACTTAATATTTATATCTGACATCATGTCAGACATCCGAACGGTACCTATACCCCATGCACCCAAAAAAATCGAAACTAGCCTGCCGTATACCCACTATAATATGTATAAATAATCCCCACCATTCTCAAATACCCCCCGTCACTTTACTAATAGCTAACAAAAAAATATTTTTAGCAAAAAATCTCAAAACACGAATGATTCTCAGTAACACATTAATAAACAAAGAGTTATATACTGTGGCATGCACAATATATCTATATACGTAATGTTCTTCCTTCTCTTACTTGGTCATTGCCTTTCTTTGATTTCTTAGTTATACTCTGAATAACAGCTGCAAAGACTAATCAAAAGGTGTACAGCGACACATGTCAGAAAGCAATCAAACGGTAGTAGTACCGCACATAGACGATGATATTCCATTACCTAAAAATGCAACCGAAGCATTACCTGAAATGACTGTGGCTCAAGAAATAGACGCAAGGACAAACACAATTAAGTTATTATCAGATATAACTGATGAGGTTATAGAGCCCACTACAGAAGATATTGAAAAAGCTGAATCACTAGCACAAGAGATGATGTCTAACCCTGATGTCCGTCCTGAATTTGACACCTATCCCAACGAAACAATGGCTTACCTAGCTGGCATGGTTGCTCAGACTAACTGTATGTTAGTAAAGGATATGGCTGACTTTAAACTACATGTACTTAACCGAGCAGTACAAGAAGCCGAAACTGCTAAGACTTCAAGGGAACGATTATCTGCACTGCGTATGATAGGAGAGATTGATGGCGTAGATGCATTTAAAAGAAGAACAGAGATTACTCACATTACTAAGTCAGGAGAAGAGCTAGAAAAAGAACTTAGAGAAACAATAGAACAACTTAAAGGTAGAGTAGTTGAAGGCGAAGTTATAGAAGACGACGATGATTAGTGAGGCAGACTTAGACTTACTACAACAATCATTACCTAATATGTCAGAGAGCGAAAGACGTAGAAGCTTATCGCTACTAAAAGATTATAAGAAAGACTTAATTAAAACACAGGGGAAGGCAAACTTCTTAGACTTTATTAAGCATGTCTACCCTGATTATAAAGTAGGAGAACATCATGCAAGACTTGCTAAATTGTTTGAAGAAATTGCAGACGGAAAAAGAAAACGAGTTATTGTCAATATCGCGCCTCGTCACGGAAAATCGGAACTCATATCATATCTGGCTCCGGCTTGGTTTTTGGGTAAGCATCCAACAAAAAAAGTTATTATGGCATCTCATACAGCTGACCTTGCAGTTAACTTCGGGCGTAGGGTCCGTAATCTCGTGGGTTCAGACCAGTATAAAGATGTATTTCCCGACATCAGCTTACAAGCGGATAGTAAATCGGCTTCACGTTGTGGTACAAACTACAACGGCGAGTATTTTGCAATTGGTGTTGGCGGTGCTTTGGCTGGTAGGGGTGCCGACCTATTCATTATTGATGACCCGCACTCGGAACAAGATGCAAAGATGGGCAAATCGGATGTTTTCTTACCGGCGTGGGAATGGTTTCAGTCCGGTCCCCTTCAGCGTCTTATGCCTGGTGGTGCTATTGTTGTTGTAATGACTAGATGGTCTAAATTAGACCTAACAGGACAGATAGTTAACCAGATGGTAAAGAATGATGAGGTAGATGAATGGGAAGTTGTTGAGTTTCCGGCTATTTTAGAGAATAAGAAAGGTGAAGAAGTAGCGTTATGGCCAGAGTTTTGGCCTATAGAAGAATTACAGTCTAGAAGAGCCGCTATTGATACGCGATATTGGAACGCACAGTACATGCAGAACCCAACATCGGAGGAAGGGGCACTTATTAAGCGAGAATGGTGGAATATATGGGAAGAAGAAGACCCACCACACTGTGAATTTACTATAATGACACTTGATGCTGCACAAGAAGCTAAT